TTGAACAACCTACACGGCTTCCGTGTATACGTTTCAAACAACCTACCAGCAGCAGGTACTGGCGCAGGTACTTCAGGTACATCTGCACAGTCAACTAACTACGGTGTTGTCGTAGCAGGTCAGGAAGAAGCAGTAGCTTCAGCGGAGCAGATCAACAAAGTTGAGAACTACCGTGACCCAGACTCATTCGCAGACATCGTGCGTGGTATGCATTTGTATGGTCGCAAGATTCTTCGCCCAGAAGCTCTTGTGTCTGCAGTATACAACGCTGCGTAATAATGTATAGACTATTGGGCTGGCTTTCTATAAGCTGGCCCTTTAGCACATCTAACGGTAGGATAACTCTATGGCTACTTATGTCTCCCTAGTAAATGAATTACTAAGACGGTTAAATGAAGTCACACTAGATACAGGCGGTGCTGACTTTTCTTCTGTACGTAATGTTCAAGCACTAGCTAAAGATGCAATCAACAGTAGTGTTAGACTTATTCTTCAGACAGGTCAAGAATGGCCTTTCCTTAAAACAAATGGTGTATATACACATTATCCACAAGCAGGTATTGCTCGTACAACTAACCTTTTAGTAGATTTTCCTTCTGATGTAGGTAGTGTTGACTGGGAAAGTTTTTACCTTTTAAAAGGCACTGACTTTAACCCAGGTCCACTCCCTGTACTTTCTTTTACAGAGTGGCAAACAAAATACAGAGCTAGTGACGAGACAGGAGGTTACGGAAAACCTCAAAGAATATTTCAAACACAAGGTGATCAGTTTGGTGTATCTCCTTTAGTTGATAACTCAACTTCATCTGGTATTATATTTACTATAAATTATGTGTATTGGTCTTACCCAGCAGATATGTCACTATATGATGATGTGTGTGTTGTCCCTGATCGTTTTAAGCACGTAGTTATTGATGGTGCTATGATGTTTATGATGCGTTTCCGTAGTAACGAACAAAGCGCAGCTATGCATCAGAATAACTTTGAGGATGGCATTAAGACTATGCGCCGTGTGTTGATGGACGATCCTCTATCTGTACGTTCAACTGTTATCGCAAGATCAAATACAAGCTCCTTTACTGGCGGTGTATAATGGCTGACAATCTCGCCTCCTTCAAAGTATTCTGCCAAGGCGGTCTAAACACTAGCCGTGATGTGCTGTCACAAGGTGAGACTCAACCTGGTTCAGCTATTAGTCTAGTGAACTATGAACCCTCTGTTACAGGCGGCTATAGAAAGATTAGTGGTTTTACTAATAGCTATGGTACTGTTCCTGGTACTGATAAAGCACTAGGTGTATGCGTAGCTAATGGTATTAATGACGGTATTTTAGCTTGCCGTACACCTTCTAGTGGTAGTAACTACCTACACTATTGGGACAACACTACAGAGGCTTGGGTTGCAGTGACTGTAACTGGCAGTCCAACAATGACAGGTGTAACTAAGGTACGCTTTACTAAATATAATTGGACAGAGCCTAAAGTAGTACTTACTGATGGTGTAAACCCTGCAGCTACATACAACGGTACATCTTATTCACAGATCACTCACGCTAACGCCCCCAGCGCCCCAAAGTTTTCTCACATATTTAAGAACCATTTATTTCTAGCTGGCGACTCTTCTTCTGCTACCGAGTTGTATTTTAGTGCGCCTTATAATGAGAATGATTTTGATCCAGCATCAGGGGCAGGTTCTATAAATGTAGGTTTTCCTATTGTAGCTATTAAGTCCTTTCGTGATGTGCTTTATATCTTTGGTACAAACAATATTCGTAAGCTTATTGGCAACAACATATCAGACTTTGTGCTGCAAGAGGTTACAGACGATCTAGGTTGTATGGCAACCGACAGTGTTATTGAAATAGGTGGTGATCTACTCTTCTTATCACAAGATGGTCTACGTCCTATTTCTGGTACAGACAAGATTGGTGACGTTAATCTTGAAACAGTATCAAAAGACATTCAGTCTATCTTTACTGATATTGTGTTTGATATTGATCTTGAGGGCTTAAACGCAGTTGTCATCAGACAAAAGACACAGTTTAGGTTTTTCTTTGCTGCTGCAGATACTCAAGGTATACTTGGAGGGTTTAGGCAGACACCTAACGGACTTCAGTTTGAGTACAGTCAAATGCTCGGTATACAAGCTACGTGTGCTGACAGTGGGTACATAGGTCAGTATGAATATGTAATACACGGAGATGACACAGGTAAAGTACACAGACAAGAGCAAGGATATAGCTTCAATGGTGAAGACATATTTAGTCTTTTCCAAACTCCTTTCTTCCATATGCAAGACCCAGAACAACGTAAAGTATTTTACAATGTAGCTACGTATATGCGATCAGAAGGAGACAATGAAATCTTTATGTCTGCTATTTATGATTATGAAGATTTTAACACACTTAACCCTACAAACTTTACCTTGACTACAGAGGGTGCTGCAGCTTATTATAGTGAAGCTATCTATAATACTACAGCTATATATGATGGTAACCCATCTCCTGTACAAAGGACTAACATTTCTGGTTCAGGTAAGTCAGCCTCTTTTAAGTTTGTGACAAGTGACTCTAATGCCTCTCACAGTATTCAGGGTTTAGTAATTACCTTCGGGGTAGGAGACAGGTTGTAAAATGACAGGATATACAAGAACAAACCCATCTGATATTATCGCAAATGCGGTCATTAAAGCTGGACCATTAAGTGCAGAACTTAATGCGATACGTGATGCATTTATCTTAGCTACAGGGCATAAGCACGATGGTACTCCTGCAGAGGGTGCTTATATCCCGACTATATCAGATGCAGATAATTACAATAAAGTAGTAATTGATACAGCTAACAATCGAATTAGTTTTTACAATGAGGTATCCTCTGCAGCAGAAGAACAAATTCGTGTAGAGAACGGTGTAGTTGTACCTGTAACTGATAACGATGTAGACTTAGGCTCGGCTACTAAAGAGTTTAAAAATATCTACATTGATGGCGTAGGCTATATTGATACACTAGAAGTACACGAAAACACTACAATTACAGGAACTCTAAACGTTACTGGAGATAGTGGTTTTAGTACTCTTAGTACGTCTGGTCAAGCTACTTTAGCTACAGTAGATATTAATGGCGGTACAATAGACGATGCTACTATTGGTAACACAACACCCGCTTCCGTTACAGGTACTCTGATTACAGCTAACACAGGATTTAGTGGTCCTCTTACAGGTGATGTTACAGGTAACCTACAAGGTAACGTGACAGGTAATGTTACTGGTGATGTAACAGGTGATTTAACTGGTAACGTTACTGCAGCTACTGGTTCTTCTACTTTTAACAATATGACAATCAACGGTACACTAGACGTTACATCTACTGTGATTGATAACGTTAGTGATCCTGTTTCAGCACAACAAGCAGCCACAAAGAATTATGTTGATACACAAGTAGCTAACCTTGTAGACTCAGCCCCAGGCACACTAGATACACTAAACGAACTAGCTGCTGCGCTGGGTGATGACCCTAACTTTACCACAACTATTACAAACAGCATAGCAACCAAGTTACCACTAGCGGGTGGTACGATGACTGGTGCTATTGCTATGGGTACATCTAAGATCACTGGCTTGGGTGACCCTACAGCTAACCAAGATGCAGCTACAAAGTATTATGTAGATACACAGGACGCTACTAAGTTAAGCTTGGCTGGTGGCACTATGACTGGTGCTATTGATATGGGTAGCTCTAAAGTCACAACTACTTATACTCCTGTAAATGGCCCTGACCTTACAAATAAAACTTATGTAGATGCTATCTTAGGCTCTTCTACAGCTGCAGCTACTAGTGCTGCTAATGCTGCCACTAGTGCTACTGCAGCGTCTAACTCTGCTACTGCAGCAGCAAGTTCAGCTACGGATGCAGCTGCTTCTTTAGATAGTTTTGATGATAGATACCTGGGCGCTAAAGCTACGGCTCCTACTGTAGACAATGATGGTGATGCACTAACAGCAGGCGTACTATATTACA